GTCTTCGTTGATTTCGTGCTGCATCAGAATAATAACCACCTAATGCATTCATTTTGTCTTGTTCTTCAGCACTTACAAATTGTCCTGTATTAGGATCCCATGCTTCTTCTGTTGCAGGTCTATATTTAAACTGGTCTTTAAGACCTTTTAAAACTGACATAACAGGAGTAGTGAATTTAGAGAAAATTCCTGTTTTTTCTTCAGGAGCATAAGGTATATTTCCTTGGGCAGGATCAAACAGTATACCTTGAGGACCTCTATAATTAGAAGCACCCATCTGTCCACTTGGATCTAACATTCCAGGCATCAGTGGACTAGGATATCTGCTTCGATTAGCATTCCTCCACCATCCTAAACCTTGATTATTTGTATTTTGATTATTACCGAAGTTGAATCCTGCGTGCATAACTTGTGGATTCGAAGTATCAATAACTCCTTTGTTCCGATCAAGTCCTGAAGAAAGGTTACCTACATTCATTTCTTCCGATGAGATTGGAGGCCAATTGTCAGGTCTTGGAGGCATTCCTTGAGAGTAGTCATGAAGGAAAGGTAGTTGTAGTTGTGTTGCCATAATTATCTTCTCCCGTCTGGTTGTATGTCCAGTCTAAATGTTCCGAGCTTCCAATTCTGGGCCTGATAAGCTCCATCTTTGGTACCAATGTTTTCTATCTGCAACGCAATCGCTCGTGCCCTTGCGCGCGTATCTACTTTATCAGTGGCGCTGGTAATTGTAAAGGGTCCTAATGGAGAACTTGCAGTACTGCTATTCGGATAATTTCTTAAAAACAAAGTGATTCGTGTATCGCCAGTCTGCGAAATAAAGTCCGGTAGGAATCTTCTAATCTTCATAATATATTCTCCGTCTCCCCGTAGGTCAGGTGTTCCTAGCATTTGTCCCTGGGCTGCTCTTTTCTGAGTAATATCAAAGTCTCCTGAAAGAACACTGGCTGTGATCGCAGTGATCACTCCTCCGGCATCCACTTGATCGGTCCCTGTTTCGTGTTCATAATAAATCGTAATTCCGTCGGTGTTACCTACAACATCATAGGAAACATCATCAGCGGCCGTATAATAACAAGCATGAGGTTTGTCAAAGACAGAAGAGTCTGACCATGCAGTTCGTGCCAAAGTTCCAGTATACCATATCGGTTTCTTAAGCATCACCGATTCTAAATAATTATAAGTGACCATTCGATCCACTACGCTAGAACCTGAACTGCAATAGAACCAGCTCACTTCTCCAAAAAGGTTATTGAGTCCGGCAGTAATCAGATCTCTTGGAGTTGAGTTCAACCCCTCAAAAACATGATCTTCTACCAGACACGGCATCGATTGAAGTTGACCGGAGTATTGAAAGAAACCATTTTCCGACATCCAGAAAGCGGTTCCATCGACTTCCATACAGGCATTCTTGCCGATGAGTCCGCAGTTGGTTCCTACGTGTTCAAAAGAAAAGGTAAAAGGTTGGCCGACAAAACGCATCAAGAAGACGGCTGAGTCTGTCCAAATATACATAGTGTCCCGACCTCGAATCGCTCCGATAATTCTAGAACCCTGGGCCAGTCTTTGCGTACCCGCGGTATTGGTTGCCGAAGGCGTATAATCGCTGGTACTCTCCTGATCGGACCATCTGATAAACATATCGTCTTGAGTCGAAGCAGTACCAATCGTTGTCTCGGTTCCTAAGAAAATTAAGTGACGATCAACGGGTGACACCAACATGTGTCTTGAAGCTGTAGGCGCTCCGCTAATAATCGTTGCTCGATTTTCCGTAGGGTTAGCTGCTGCTGCATCCCATTCAAAGCATTGAGCATTATAAATTAGAGCAACCAGTTTAGTTCCATAGTTATCCAGAACCCATAAGCCTGGATCAATGGTAAAGTCAGCTGAAGAGGCTTCGCCCCAGGCAACATAATCTGAAATATTCGTTACTGTCGCTGCCGCACTATGAGTCGCTTTAGTCGTTCCATTAGCTCCTCGTGGACCTCCACTTAAAGTATTGGTTGCGGTATCATTCGCCGTAAAGCCAATGTCCTCAGTTCCAATTCTAATTTCACCTGAAGTTGGAAAAGCTGAAGAGTCTGTTAAAACAACATCTGTTTCAATAGTATCCGTTAAAGCAGTCGCTAAAGTTGTTGTGGCAGCTCCTGATGCACTTCCTGACCAATTTCCTGTTCCCCAACCAAAGCCTCCTAATTGTTGCGCGGGCCCTACGGTATAGTAACATAATCCTGAAGCAGTTCCTGAATTACTTAGTGGCGTTAATGCTTCTGCTGTTGCCATTGTCACTTCAATCGTGGTGGAGGTCGGTGCAGAAGTCACCATAAATTTTATATCTTCAAACGAGGCATCCGTATAAGTGGAACCAACCGCCGTCACTCCACTAACGGCGTCCATTAAAATAATATCATCATCGCTTAAACCATGAGGACTCGGGAAAGTTATAGTTACGGTTGTTGAAGAAGAAGTACTCGTGAAATCACAACCAGTTATTGTAGCTCGAATAGGATGGATGTCGTAGTATTGTCCGCCTGAATAGACGTATAAAATTCGGTTGGTGCCAATGGCAGCGTATTTAACTCCTGCGTTGTCGTCCCAATGGTGTAAGGCTCGACCGGCTCCTGTTAGTTTGTGTTCGCCTAATTGATCCCAACCTCCTATTTTTTCAGGGGTCCCATATCTAAAACGAACAAAGTCTCCTCCTGTCCACTGCCCTTCGGCACCGGTAGGAGTTACTTGTTTATTGAATCCTGGTAGAAAATTTACTTTTTGTAGCATAGAAAATTCCGTTTCTATTACAAATATACTAGATTGTAGTGTAGATCAACTGCTTACACCTGGATAAAATTAAAAGAAATCGATATACGCCAGCCCTCTTCTCCTTTTTCTTTGGATTCATTTAGTTCTACACCATGCGGCAGCCACGATGGAAACATAATCATTTGTCCTTCAACAGCTGGACAAGCCACAACGGTCCAAAGTGCTTTGGGTATTCCTTGAACTCTTCGAGGAGAGATATAACGAGGACCTACTCTTGGATCTTCAACAAATAAATTTCCCGACTTCTTAGGGACTTTCACATAGTAAACTCCTGACCATTGAGAATTAGAATGGATGTGTAGCCGGTTATAAGACCCTGGATAATTAATATTTGCCCACATACCTCCTAAAGCCGGTTTAGGTTCCATACCATAATCCTTAAAAACTTCATGCTGCATAATGTAAAGTTCATCGATCAAAGGCTTGTATTCTTTTTTATGATGCATCTCAGATGGGCTATGCCATCCTCCCCCGACATTGGTCTTCTGTATACTTTCCTCTTTTTTACTCCACGCCTTAATCAAGGGGAGTAAATAATCATTCATTTTTTTAGGATCCTTAACCATTTTGAAATAGACAGGAGTGGGGAATAAAATTTCTCGGTGCATTTATCCTATACTTTCTGGGAGTACAGTAAAAGTTTGCTCAGAAATTTATTAACGAGCATTAGTTGGAACGCCGCTTGAATTAACAAAAGGTGACTCTGCCCAAGCGCCATAGACAATCGTATTTCCACTACCATTAACTCCACCATCTGTTGATCTAGCCTTAAAACCATTACTTAATATATCAATATCTTTTGAACTAGCTTCTGCATCATTTTCATTTGGCACTACATGACCGTCTGCTGGATTAAAAGGATTTAGTCCGCTTCCTCTCAGAGTCCAACTCATACTAGACCCAGTTGCGTTTTTAATTAGAACACAAGCTGGTCTAAATCCTGTGTAGACAAAGGATCCATCAGCATTTCCGTTACCTAGGTAACTTCCAAATTTTGAATAACCTTGTATGGGTGCAAAACAATAAGCGACATAATTAATAGTATTAGTATTTAATTTATCAGTGTCTCCTATAGTAAAAAGAGTTGTACCTGGAGTTGTGTTATTCCATCTAGTTATAGATGCCGCTGTAGCACCATAAGTATCTAGAACCAGATAGTCTGTATTACCTAAAGGTCTATGATAAGAAACCCAAGCCATTGATTCATCTGTATCTTTTATTATTATCATTTCTGGT